GCAGGAGTTGCAGGAGTCGCAGTAGTTGCAGGAGTCGCAGTAGTTGCAGTAGTTGCAGGAGTCGCAGTAGTTGCAGGAGTAGCAGTAGTCGCAGTAGTTGCAGGAGTAGCAGTAGTTGCAGTAGTTGCAGGAGTAGCAGTAGTTGCAGTAGTTGCAGGAGTAGCAGGAGTAGCAGTAGTTGCAGGAGTCTATATCTTTACATTTATTATTCATTTCATTTCCTCCTTAATTTTTTAATCTTGTTTTGCCATAAGTTCCGCCAGAAGCCTAGTTTCTTGGGTTTACCATAAACACCTGCTTCAAACTTTATACCCATATAATCTGTTGGTAGGGCATACTTTAATCTCTCCACCCATACTTTTATAAAAACATCACTCTTTGGTACTCTCTTTAAATCGGTAACTAGAGGTATATTTTGACCATTACAAGAATAACCACCAAAGTGATATAAACCATCTATAATCCACACACTTCTTTTGCGTCTTACTGGTGTATGCTTATGAATAGGTATGTTAATCTTTTTCATTTCTTATCCTCTAATGCTTTCCAAGCTTTGAGGTATTTAGTTGGAACCTGCATTTCAATCTTGCAAAAGTCTTCTTCGGTTGGTTTAAAAGCACTCCAAACGTCAGCCTCCTGTAAACTCCGTATTCTGTCTCTAGCTTGTTCTACTTCTAATTTGGTTTTGTAAATACCAGACATATCATCCTTTTCGAACTGAGGTTGCCATACACCATCTAGAACCAGCGGGTCTGGAACATAGTAGTATTTATCTCCATCTTGTGGCCATTCTTTTTCTATTGGTTTGAGAAGTCCAGCTACATAAGTAACATCGTCATATTCATACCCCTTTTTAAACTCATACTCTTGACCATTTTCGTCTGTAAGTTTCATTTTATCTCCTTCAAACAGCTATAGTAATCGCCTGCCTGTTGTAGCTTCTGTATCTGGGTAGTAGAACAGTAGTCTTGGTATCCCCAGCTTGCAAACATCCATACTAAGCCTGTAATTATTAGGGCTATGCCTATAAATATTCCGATTATTATTATTTTAGAAAACATGATTTCTTTCATCCTCCATTTTGTTTAATTTGTTTATTTCAAAGTCGTTACATTTTTGTAGACTGTGGGGTAATGGGTTTTCTGGGTCTATTGGTCGCTTAAAAGCAAAGATTGTATTATCTCCGTTCTTTGCAATCTCATAGTACCCAGGTGAGTCTTTGTACCAGGCGGCTGAAGTATTACCTTTGCCACCTGCCATAATCTTTACCCAGTCCCATAGCACATCTCCTTCACTATTTGTTGTGTATTTCATATTACGTACTCCAAGTCTTCAGACTTTATGTCTTGAATGGTTAGTTTATTACTGTCGATAGGCTTATTTGCTAGTTTCTCTACCTGCTCGTATGAGCGGATAATAAAATCCAAGTCGGCAGTCCAGCCCCTATCGTTATCTCCAGTATGAAAACTAGACTTGCTTGTGTTAGTAATCGCACGCCGTAACATTTCCTCGCCACAATCGTTTAATCGTGCCTTGAGTTTCTGTTTACGTTTATCGGTTAGCTTATACTGGTTCTTGTTTTTATTAAAAACTTCTAAGTAGAGGTCGTAAGTTCTTTGAACTTCGACTATATTGTTCTTTCTTACTTCTTTTATTATTTTATTATTGTTAATAGTGTCATTTGATTGTCGTTTAATTGTCATCGAATTGTCATCGGGGTTGTCATCACTTTGGTACTTTTGCCAATTCAACACCTTTATCTTTGTGTATTTGTTTGTCATCTTACCTGTCATCAAAGTGACCATTTTATGCTTCTCAAGTCGCTTCAACGCTGCATAGGCTGTTGTGGGCTTCAGGTTCACTAACCTGGATAATTTATAGCGCCCAGTAATCATCTCACCCGTCTGCCAATTCACTCGTAAAAGTATCTTTGTAAATACTATGTAAGCGTTATTGTCATTCGCTAGAAAATCATTCTCTATTGTTTTGCGGTAGAGTTTTATGTAGGTTCGCATCTTTGCCCTCCAATAGATGTTTAACTGGCAGCAAAATCAATTCTGGTATATGTTCTTTCTTCCAATGTTCAGGAGGTGTTTCCGTTGTTAGTTGTTTGAGGCAGAGTGAGCAAAGTATCATTTGTTCTTACGGCTTCTTTGGCCGCCCTTTCTACCCCATTCACTGCGTTGTTCTGGTGTTGCTGCTGCAAATCCACCACCTCGACTCTTAGCTCCACCCTTAGCCCCAATCTTCTTGTAAAAGTCTTCTCCGTATTTCTTTTTGTTTGTTATAGCGGCTTTTATTCTACCTTCTTTTGTTGCTGGCATTTCATTTACTCCTATAATTTTATGTTTAATGCTTTGGCAATTTTCTTAAGTCGGTCATACTCGGCTTCCCAGTCCATTTTGGTAACTTGTTCAGCTTTAGCTCGTAACTCTTCGTACTTGGTAGAACCAATCGTTTCAGTAATAAAGTGAGAATGTTCTCTCGGCCAATCGGTGAGCCTACGATGACATTGGGCACAGAGGCACCAACAATTAAGTAGGTCTGTCCTTGTAGCTGAATATTTGCGGCTAATAATGTGAGCTGCTTGGAGGTTGTTCGTTTGTCCGCATCGCTGACATTTACCAACGTCACGAACAATTCTGCTAAAAAGTTTATCTGCCTTACCTTTGAAACCTTTTCCATATATGCTCATCCCCAATACCTCGGCGTAGTTGTTTCAAATAACTGTGGTACATCTTCTGCGTTAGTTTTTGGTATTCTCTGCTGTATCTGTAGGCTCTTAAACTGCATTTCTTTGTGGTTCTTACCTAGATACTTGCCTTCTTCTTGAAACTTCCTACACGTGCGTGTAATGGTTTCTGGGCTTGGCATTTTAAAGAATAAAGCTGCTTGGTCTTCATCTAAGTAAAGCCCCATTCGTTCCCATACTTTCAAAATAAGTCGCTTGTGGGATGAGCGAGAGGCTTCATCCTCGGCAAGCACTTCTTCGATAATTTTCATAATCCACCCTTCTGTATTACGATAATTTTGCTTTAATTTGTTCGATAATTGATTCCATATACTGTCGGTAAAAGTCCTCTGAATTACCCTTAGAGCCGTTTTGTTCCCATAATCTGTATATACATCCCCTAAGTCTCTGTGCTTGGGTCTTTTGACCTGTCATAGAATCTGCTTTTTCATCTGGTATCTTTACATCTGCTACGTCTTGTTCGTTCGCTGCCCATATAAGCCAACCCTCTGTCATTATTTGACCTAAGAGAAAGGCGGCTTCATCACCGCCAAGCTCTCTGGTCGTAAATGTTAGGTCGTAACTCTTATCAGCTCGTGAACTTACTTTTTTTAGTCCTGCTGGTAAAAGAGTTTTCATTCGTCATCTCCGAAAGGAATGTCGTCAATGTTTACTTCTTCAGCACCACTAAGCATTTCTGTTACTTCGTCTTTAGGCTTCTCAGTCTTTTGTACAACTGGTACTGTGCCTTTTAAGAACTTATCGAAAGATTGTGCTAACAGCTCAACTGCGGTAACAATATCTTTGGTTTCTGGTACTACCTTCATAAGTGGAAGCTTTGCAGAAACAACATCTACTGCTGCTTTGAGAGCCACTTGGCGTTCGATACTAGCGTTCTTTACTGGGTCGGCTTTAAATTCTTTAGTGCCACCCTTGGCGAATCCACCACCACCGAAAGGCTTAGGTGTTTTCTTAAACTTTAGATTACCTGCTTTGTCTTTAGTTACTTCACCGTCGTATTCTTCACCCTCTGTTACTTTGGCGTAGGTGTATACAACTTGATTGTCTTCATCTTGGAATATGGTCTTATCCATATCCATATAATCTTTTTCTTTTACTTCTAAGATTGATTTAACTTTTACCATTTACTACCTCATTTCTTTAAGAATTTGATGAGCTCGATAGTGCCTTCAACAATTACTACTGCTGCTGCGATTGCAACTGCCACTTGTATGCCGATTGCACTTAATTGAGCACGTACTTGATATAGGTTGTAAGCTGCAAGTCCTACCATTGATAGTGCAAGTGCTAACTTCCAGAAGTTAAGTACGATTTTTTGTATTGTGTTCATTTTTTCTTTCATTATTTTTCCTTTTTGTTATTTTTAATTGCTAGGTACTCTGAAATTTGAGTTTCTGTACCTGGTATCTTTTCGCCAGTCTTGATAAACCACTGCTGCGCCAAGGGTTTGAAGCTTGATTGCTTTAATCCGATATACAAGTCTGGTTCAATATCTGGGTTAGTATTCAACCAATCCAATACTGATTCCTCGTGGGTAACAATAATGTTTGGTTTCTGTACTATCGAGGCTGTATATTCGTCAGTTTTAGCTGATTTTAGCCCGATGGCTTCTAGTTCTTCGACTAGCTGATTTTTCAGCGAGTCTAGCTCGATTTTCTTTATCTTGTAACTTTCGTATGCGGTCTCTGTTTCTGACCGCAATTTCCCAAGTTCTTTCATAAGCTCTGGTATCGTCATTTAGTTTGTCTCCTAATTCGTCATTTAATGGTTTGATGTAAATTTCAAAAAACTCATTCATTTTCATAGTTATTACCTTTCTAAGTTTTGGGGGAGTAGGGTAAAAGTTTTGTTCCTTTGATAGGTTCTACGTACTCCCCCTGTTTGTTTTGTTGGCGGCTAGGGGTTTTAAGCCCTTACGTCACATAGGGGATGGGTAATAAATTCAAACCCTCCTTTACCTTGTGAACCAAGCTATTACCACCAGTGGTTGCGAGTCCAGAAGTTATAGGCGTTAGCCCAACTACCGTATCTCCCAATGGCGTACCCATTACACCACCGAAGTTGTGTTACAGGATTTGTCATGTAGTCAGCCCCAGCACTCGCCATCTTACTGGCTGGCAATGCCTGGCATATCCCTGTGGCTCCTGACGATTTATTTACCGCTGTATGTCTAAACCCACTCTCTTTTTGGAAGATATAGGTTGCATAAGTAAAGTCACTTGGAGATATTCCTGCTGCTATCATCATTTCCTCATTTGACTGAGGTATTGGTTTTGGCTGCTCTACTGGCGCTGGAGTAGGTTGTACTACTGGAGCACTCTCGGCAGCGTGAGCTATTGGTGTTTGTATATGAAACCCTGCTTGGGCTTGAGTCTTACCCGTTATCGCAGATGTTTGTTTGTGAAGTTGCTTATTTGCAGATAGTGTCAAGAAGACAATTAAGGCTACTGCGAGCCATTTGGCGGTACTAATGCACCCTCCTTTACCGCTCTTATGGATTCCACAGGGGGTACAGGTCGGGTAAACGCATACCCCCAGTAGAATCCACAAAATTGGTTTTAATGATAGTCGCTGGGATAATGGCAAGTGCAAGCAGCCAGTATGTTATATGGGCCTACTGCACGCATTTTTGTTTACCAGCGTGAGCCAACGTCACCATTGACTCACGAAGTATCAAAAAACCCCGACCGAGTGGTCAGGGTTGATTAATATGATATAATATAACTATATACTTCTGATTTTATACATTGTGCGACATATATATCTTTTTAAAAATCCCCGACCATTACTGCAACTTTTAATTTTCAAATTACTAACTTGTTTCCATTATACCAAAGCATAACCACGCTGTCAATACTTATGCTTAACTTTTCTCATTATTTGTGACATTATCTGCTTTTAGAGGGTGGCAAATAATTAAGTAGAAAGGTTATTATGATTGTAATACCAGCACCCACAAGAAAGAAAATAAAAGTCGGTAGACCATATTATGACCATAATGGTCAGTTATGTTATTTTGTCGCCCACTGTAACGAGTGTGGTGGTAAGTGCCTGGCTACAAAGGATGATGCAAAGTACATTGCTACACACTTTGCAAAAAATTATAAGCCCCTCAGACGGCGTATAATCAACATTTTAGAACAACATGAAGGCTGATACGCATTTAATATAAAAACGTCTTAGAGAGGGCAGAATACGCCCTAGGAATAAAAATAACCCCTAGTTTCCTAGGGGCTATTAGGGTCTCACTTTATAGGGACAGTTGTTGCTGTTCGACAGCTCGGATTTTGCAGTCGAGTGCGAACCTGTCCTTTTCCAGCTGACTGATACGGTTAGTGATGACCGCTTGCTGTTGTCTAAGGACAGATAGCTCTGTGTCCATGCCGTGAAGCTCACGCTCCAGTGCTTCCTTAGGAAATTCCACAACGCACCTCCTCCTTTTCTATTCGTTGTACGAGCTTCATACGTTCACGCTGAGTTCGGTCTATCTTGGCGTTGATGTTCTTTGACCAGCGGTATAACTTCGCAAGGTACTTGTCTGTCCTCGCTAGCCTTTCCCGCAGGGTGTACAAGCCTTGCACGTTCGACACGGGTCACCTCCGTTTGAGTGTTGGACCACATGAGCCCATTTGTGTACCAGATAGATTCCGTGACCGTACAATAATGAACATATAAGTAAGCCGTAATTGACGCTACTTCTGGTGGCCTTTTGCACATTGGGCATACTACCCTCTTTCTCATCGTCTACCCTTGCTGGGTACACGACGCTTCTTGCGTGAAGCACGTCGCTTCTTCTGAACGACTACGGACTTTTGAACAGTTGCCATACTGCCCCCTTTTGTTGTAGGTACTAGACTCTGTTGGGAGTCTGCGAAAGCCCACTAGGACTCTCGTAGGCTTCTAACCTATTGGCAGGCCTGACATTCCTCTAAATTATCTGGATTCAATGGACAAACATTAGCTAGAAAATCTTCTTCTATCACTTCGTTTTCGAGTATTTCTTTACTTTCGGTTTTCATATACACCTAGCCCTGTATTCCATACTGCACTGATACCTGCTGCGAGTAGTCCTACTGCAAAGGCTTTTGCTGTATCTCTATCTTTAACTAATACGAAGTTGATTGTTGCGTATGCAAGTCCAGCTTGTATGAACGTCTTAAGGGCTTTGATTGCTATTGTTTTTGCTTGGTCTTTCATTTGATATACTCCTACTTAAATATTGATGTAATCTTACTCCAGATACTTTTGACTATAGTGTTAGTCTCGGTTATCTGGTCTTTAGTTGTTTGATCTACTCCACCTTGATTTTTTTTGAGTTCATCTATTTGTTTTTGTAAACTAGCCACTTGTTTCTGGCTGTCTGCAAATTGCTGTACTAGAGTGTGTATCTGCCCTTCCCAATTATCTCGTCTTGCTACTTGTCCTACGGTTGCATCTTGTTGTCGTGCCTGTGCTTCTGGGTCATCAGATAGTATTTCAATGTATCTTAGCCAGCTTGTGCCACTAGCTACGAGCTGATTAAAGATATTACGGTCTAGTACTCGCCCTCTTAGTTTTATATGTAGGTCATTTGCTCTTGCGTATTCGTTTTCACCTTGGTTCATTACATCTCCTCCTCCGCTTGGTTGCGGTATGTTAGTTTCTTTTTTTACTAGCCAGCCACTTACGTTTGTATAGGGGTAGACTTTGATTGATACCCCTGAGCCAATTGGGTCATTCTGTTGAATAATGCGTACTTGGTTTAAGTCACAACCCTCAATAGCTACGCCAGTATGCCCATAACCCCCACCAGTTCTACCGTTAAAGACAACTATTGCCCCATAAGGTGGTACGCCTGTAGGTGTGTTTGGTATCCAGGTAAAGGCATCAGGTCTTGCACTAACCATTAACCGAGCGGCTGGTACTGGAAAGACAGGACAACCACTTACACCAAGAACTTCATTAGCGTACTTTTGAACGAGAGCAACACACTCACCGAGAATACCACCACACGAATTGACTCGCTTACCTGATACTGTAGGATACCATTGTGAGATAGTCATCGTTTCTCCTTTTCATTTTCAAGTACAATCGCTGATTTTTTTAAGGTGTCGAGTATTTTGCCATTGGTTATCATGATACTTTGAATACCCTTTGCCATTTCAGCGAGTGGTATTTCTCTAAGGGTCTTGATCTCACCCATAAGCCCTGCAATCTTTTTGTTTTGCTCATTGAGTTGGTCTTGGCTTTCTTTATGTTGTGCCGAGCAGTGGTCTAGTTGGGTCTGTAGGTTCTCTCTGGTGCTCTCTAAGGCACTTTTATATGAGGTAATAGTCTCTACATCTATTTTTTGTATAGCTTCAGACTTTTGTTTGTTGAATATATACCAGAATGCCAGACCCATTGCTGATAAAAAGAATACTAGACTCACCCACTCTGGTAATGTGTCTATTTTGTCTAGGTGGATAGTGAGCCAATCGTATTGCATGGTGTGCCTATGTTTGACTTACTAGGAAGCCATTGAAGTTTATGCCACTACCTATTTCATAAGCACCACCCGAGCCGAGACCCCATATTTCCCAGTAGTCTCCAGCGTTAGACTGTACTATCGCACTGAGCGTAGTTCCGTATGTACCATTAGATAGTGTATGTCCGCCCCTAGCGTATAGTGCCCCGTTTTTATATAGAGCAATGAGGAATTGACTTGTAGCAGCAGCAGAAGCCCTAGCATTGAATTGGTAGTATCCCGCGACTGGAGCAGTGTATCTACCTACATTAGTTGTAATGTCAAAGTTGTTATTAGTATCAAAATATTTAGTGTCAAAGTTTATAACCAGAAACGAACCGTTACCTGCATTTGCAGCAGCAAGGCGGTAAGCAGCAAACTTATACGGATTATGTATCCCTACTGCACTTACTGGGCTGGTTTGTTTGAGTGGGTTGCCTAGAGTATCTGTGAAGGTCTGTTGAATCGTAGCAATCGCACTAGCACTGGAGCGTACCATACCAATGTGCATTCCATTAGACACTGGAGTTGAGCCTGTAGCACCTGAGGCGAGTTCTGTGTAAGAGATAGTAGCAATGTTGCTTCCATCTGTTTCTAAGAGGTCAAAGTATGTATCTTTTGAAGCAGTTACAGTCTTGCTCATAGCATTGAATGTAAGTCTACGGCCATTTATATAGGCTGTTCCTGAAGATATTGAAGCAATTAAGCCTGTAGCTTGAGTGATAGAAGCACCACTAAGTACGTAGTTCTGGAAGCTTTCATCGAAGTATGTGTGCATACCAGTGTTTGATTCGCCAGTTTGTAATCCTCGTAAGTCTTCAGCGACTACATTCATCTGTACAGTAGCACCGTTAGAGTGTGAGGCTGCTGTAGTACCCCCTACCCCACGACCTGTTGCTACACTTGGGCAAGTAACGTAGTTTACACCTTTTGATGTGTAATAGATTACTTCTCTACCAGTAGTAGAGTCTGGTTCGATTACTAAAAATCCCTCACTCGGAGTTGGTAGTGAGTTGAGGTAAATAACAGTATCACTAGCAGTAATGGTCTGTGCTAGAGTAGTTGAGAAAAAGTTTTGCCAGTCTAATTGGTTACTTGACATTATGTATAGCTCCTTAATTTTAGTTTAGGTGTTTTACTAATTTTGGGAGCTGTTCCTCGGCTAATTCTTACTGACTTTATTCGTGGAGCTTTAGAGCGTGGTATGCTACCCCTTCTACCTGCTCTACGACCACCACTTCTGCCTGTTTTTCTGCCAGAGGACTTCTTACTGCTTGATTTAACTTTGGCTATCTTTTCTTGTTTTGGCGTTAGGTCAAGAGCTTTTTGTATATCTCCACCATCATTGCTATCCCCTAGTACCTGTTGGCGAGCTCTTTGGTTTGCTGCAGTGATTATGTTTTGTAGTTTTTTAACCTTATCTGTATCTGAAAGCTTAGCGTATTCAGGATTTGACATAACAATCTTGTATGCTTCTTGAGTCAGTTGACCTTGTAACTTTTGCATAGCTGTTACTTGCTGCGGAGATAGCTGTACATCTTGCCCATTCACCGTCTGGGTATTCTTTATAATGCTAGGGTATTGAGAAGTTTGACCAGTTACATCTTCTAGGCGAGATATTTCTTTCTGTACGTCGTCAGCTTGATACTTGCCAGTAAATGCAGGGTTAAACATCACGTTGAAGATATTATTGCTGCCGTTTTGGTAGCGTTCATTAGGAGTTCCATCAGGCCCGACTTGTGGCTGAAGCGTCTGAGCTAAGCCAGGTATTTTAGCTTTGAGCATATTCACACCTTGTACAGCTACATTAGGGTCGTAGGTACTTCTAGCTGTATTGTCCATGAGTTGATTTAGTTGACTAACTGCGGTAGGAATGAAGCTTGCAGGTATACCTGTGGCAGTTGCAAGAGCACCCTGAACTAACCCACCACCGTTGCCAGTGAGTTTAGTTAGACCTTGTACGAGTGGTTGGTTGGCTATAGTTTCAAGTCCACCAGCTACCGAAGAACCACCAGCTCCAAGAATGCCCATCATCTTACCGACTGCACCCTTATTAGATGCTTTTGTTTCGTCGATGTTTGCACCCATTGAGATACCAATTGCAGCAGGTTGGAACCAGTCATAACTTACTAATTGGTCGCCATCTCTAAGTTTCCCAGATTCAGGATTAAAACCAGAAGTTACAAACCTCTTAAGAGCAGATACATTGATACGGTACGCACCTAATCCAGTTGCTTTATCTTGGGCATTTACATCCTTATCTTTACTTGGTTTACCAGTGATAATGCCTGCTCTGTGTAGTAATGCACCAGTACCAAGTAGTGCTCCTGAGCCTACGGCTGCACGGCTAAAACTCTCAACAAACTTCTGTTGGTCAAACGGGCCTTTGCGGAACAAAGGTCGAGCCATTTCCATTGTTGATTTAATAAACCCTACAGGTGAGTAATCTAAGCCTCTAGCAATGATGTTACCTGGAGTCTTAGGGTAGTTGATTACGAAGTTACCAGCACCAAACGTACCGTCTTTTGTACCTGCAATCTTATTAAGACCGTTTTTAAATGCAACGAAAGCTTCAGCAGCTCTACTGTCATCTTGGAATGTTACGTATTTACCAGCGTAGTCTGCTCGTTCCATCATTTCTTTAGTAGGTTTACTTACTTTTTCGGCCTTCATCATGTTATGTAGAGCCTGTTCATAGCGTGCAGTGTAGAAAGCCCTATCTGGTACTGATAGTTCTGTTTGCATTGCTTTACTAAAGAATTCTCCACCCTTGCCTCTAAATGCTGGCTGTTTATTACCAATCTGTAATTGACCTTCTAGCCCTGAAAGGTTTACACCTGCCCTAGCTTCTTTAAATGCTTCTTTACCACCCTGATAGCCCCACTTAAGTTGTTTCAATACATTAGGCATATATACAGTACGTTTAGCGTCTTGTCCGAGTAGTTTGCGTACACCAGTCACTGCCATATCAATAGGAGCACCAACAACGTCTTTGGCCATTTCTGTAGCCCCGAAACCTAAGTTACCTATTACGTTACGTATAGCGGTCTTAGGGTTAAGTAGTTGAGCGTAGTACATTACTGTAGAAAGTTTCTCACCAATAGTTGCAGGTATAGTCTGGTGTATTTCATTAAGCATCTTTTGTGTTGCAATGAGTTTATCTTTACCCTCTGGCATCTTCTCTATAGCTTGAGCCATCTTTCTAAACTTACCTGCTTGCTCAGCTGATAGAGTAATAGATGGATTCTTACCTTCAGTAATAAGTACGTTGTTAGCGTCGTCAACAACTTTCTGAGCATACTTAACTACACCTTCAGGTTTGGTTTTACTCCATACTGAAAGTATTTGAATAGCTTGACCTTGCTGAGTATTGCCTGGAGCCATTGAAGTAAATATCTTTTGGGCCATATCAAAGTCGCCTCGTTGTTGAGCTTTTTCAGCGAGTATAAGAGCCTGTGCATTCAACTGTGCTGTACGTGGTTTATTTGATAATACTTCGTTAAGAGCTGCTTGTGGGTTTACATTTATTGTCTCGACAGCCTGACTCATGGTCTTAGCGTTTGGTAGCTCTGTATATGGTTGAGATGTAAGAGCTGCCTTCAATCCTTTAGATGTATTTGAAGAACCTTTGATTGTTTCAATTGTTCCTCTGTCCTTTACTACTTTAGGAGGTAATGCACCGCTTGGTACGGTTTCATATATAGGGTTGCCTGCTAATTGATTCTCTAACTTCTGTGTTTGGGCTACTGTTTCCTGGCCACTATTAACTAGCTTCTCTGCTTGTGTGAGAGCTTTTGGTTGCATGAGTTGCTGTATTTCACCTGTAGTTAGCTGACGGCCTTTTGAGTCCACTACATCACCTGCTGCGGTCATCTTGTAGCCCTTAGGTAATTTAGGCTCTGGAAGTGGAGCTAGTTCGTTAATCGCTACACCCTTTAATTTAGGGCGAAGTGCTTTATCAAGCTCTAATTGAGCTGCTTGGTAGTTCTTAACTGCACCCTGGTAGGTAGGATTAGATGGAGGTACAGATTGCATTACTTTAATTTGGTCTGCTTGGTATTGTTTGAGAGCATTTACCTGTGGTGTATCGTTGAGTTTATTCCCGAACTTGCCATCAGCATTATGTATAAAGTTCTCGTTTACTGCCTTAGATGGTTGAATAGGAGTATCGCTGACAATCTTACCTACTTTTACATTCGTAAAGCCTTGAGCACGTAGTCTACCCTTGTCAGCTAAATTCTTAGCTATCTGTGGAGCGTTTAAGTCAATATGGTTGCCTTTACCTAATATGCTACGTGCTACCCCTGGTATAAAAGGTAGTCCAGCATTGGCAACAGCTGTAATACCACCAGCCATCAATGCTTCTCCTGGGTCTATATTTCTAATCCCTTTGTCACCTGCTTGATTAAGAGCATTTACACCTACACCTGCTCCAAATCCTCTAGCAGCTGCACCAGGTACAAACTTAAGGCCAGCTCGTAATCCACCTTGCCTAACAGCAGCTGCTGTAACACCAGCTTTTGCAGGTGTATATAGTAACGAACCAAGGTTGAAGGTATCAGTACCTAGTTGAGCTGTACCTTTTATACCGCTTTCATAGTTTTTCTGTCCTTGGGCAACATCAAGAACTCTAGCACCACTCTTAGCTATGGGGTTTACAACCATACCTGCAATACCAACAATAGGATTTTTACCTATAGATGTATTAGAAATAGCGTTACTTGCCCTATTTACCTGCTTTGATAAATCTATAGTGGGCAGTTTTACTGGTGAGTTTTGGTATACCTGAGCAAGAGTTCCTGTTCCAGTAGGGCTTAATGGTGAGCGAGCGATTGCAGTTGCAGGATTTTGACGAATACTATTTATCTGTTGGTTAAGAATAGCCCTAGCTCTATCGTTAGGATTAAGTCGTTGTAAGTCTTGTACCTGTTGAGGGTTGAAACCAAGCCCTTTACCAGCTTGCTCAATACCAAACTGATTGAGTTGCTTACCAAATTGGTTTGCTTTCTGTACACCTTGGTTAAATGTATTTGCTTGTGATTTGAATTGGTTTACAGGGTTAGCTGCACTACTAAACTTGTTGATTGCACCGAGAGCTGCATTCAGATTTATCTTTGGTACAGCCTGCTGGAGACGTTGAGCATTGACACGTGCCATCTGCTGGGCCTGCTGTTGGGCACGTTGTTGAGCTAACTGCTGTTCTCTTAGTCTTCGTTGGGCTTCAGCAGCAGCCTGAGAAGCATAGTTGAATGTTTGAGAGACTGGGTTATTGCGTGCAACAAAACTCGCACCTTGATTAAAGGCGTTTCCAACCGCTCCTGCTGCTTTGCGTAGCCAATCAAACATAGCGCACCTATGTTAGGGGCGTAGCTTGTCCGCCAGCTTGTTTAGCGTAGTAATCTTCCCAATATGCAGGGTCTTGACCAGATTGCTTGATAAGACCTTTTGCGATAGTTTCTTTAGCAAATCCAGGTATTGAGCTTTGAGTAATCTTTTGGAGTTGAGCTTGAAGGTCTGCTGCACCTGTAGACTTAATTGGAGCAATAGCGTTTAGTTGACCTCTATAGCCTTGGTCTGTACCAAGTCCTGCGTGTTGCTGGGTAAGTTGTCCAATTTGGGTATCAAAGTTATTACGAGCTCCAGCAAGGTCTGCTTCAGTTCCGTAGAAGCTTGGGTTATAACCAGCAATTGAGCCCCTACCTGCTTGAATACCTGCCATTTGACCAGCGTAAGTTCTGCCTAAGTCGGCAAGTTTTTGCTCTTTATCAGACTGGAGTTGTTTTTGACTCTTTGTATAGGTGTCAGCTGCGTCTGTAGCTGCGTTTTCGTAGTAACTTGAATCACGTATGCCACGGGCTGAGAATGCGTTAGGCAGTACGCCAGAGGCTTTTTCATACTGTTTGGTTAAGTCGGTATTCTGTTCGCCGTAGTTACTTTCAAGTTGGCTTCGTCTTTCTTGTGTAAGAGTGCTTATGTCGTTAGTAAGTATGTTGTATAGGTTATTAAGAGCATCAATCTTATCTTGCAAGGAAGCACGAACCATTGCTGGGCCAGAAGCACCGCCGCCACCGCCACCTGAGTAGTTTGCACCACCACCAACACCCTGTGCTAGTCTTCCTTGTAGTTCTTGGAAAGAAACACCATCAACATTATCAGAGAGTGCCTGAGCTATTTCATTAACATCAGCAGCAGAATACTGCCCCTGAACATTGGCTAAGTAATTGTCTATTGCACCCCTGGTAAGCCTACCCCAGGGCATTGGTCCGTAGAATGGCACTGCCATTTTATATCTCCTATACGTTAAAGTTTTTTGTTCATTTGAAGCATTTACTTTAACTTTAGGAGAATTACAAATTTACGGATAAAAATTGTATAAGAAAAAAGACCCCTGTTTCTAGTTATTAAACAACGGTCTATTTACGATAGGATAAGACCATACCGAGAACAAATAGTATTGCACCGCCCAGTATTAGCACACCCTTAGTTGTATCGCTATATTGAGATACAGAACCAAATATGAAAAACCCCGCACCCACCACTACGAGTAAGTGCCAGGGCTTCACTTGGCTGTCTTTTTCTTACGTAGACTACCGATACCACCTATGAGACCAACTAAGAATACTACAGTACCGCCTAGAATTAGAAAGTCATGGAGCAATCCATCTATAACTATTACTGAGCCAGCAATAAACATAGCTATCCCAGCTAATAGTATTAGTAAAAACTTAATTCTGTTATCCATTTGAGCGTCTCCTCTTTTATGGCTAAAACTATACCACAAGCTTATTGTATTTTCAAGCTGCTGGGAAAACTATTGTTAGAACCTACACAGGAAAAGTAATAGAGGTATATTTCAGATATGAGATATATAAAACTTACACAAAACAAGAAAACTAAGGTATGCGACTGTTGCTACGATAAGGTAAGTAGTAAATGGCATTACGATGGCTTTTATGCGGCTCGAAAACAATGGAATAAAACAACTAAAAAATACGATAGCCTTCGTATGCACGCTGTAATAATGAACACCCCAAAAGGCATGGACACAGACCATATCAATGGAGACAAGTTAGATAATCGTTGTTCTAACTTAAGAATATGTACACGAAGTCAGAATAAGGTGAGTAGCTCTCTAAATAGAAAAGACAACACATCAGGTCATAAGGGTGTGCACTTTGATAAGTCTAGGGGTAAGTATATGGCTCACATATCAGTAGGTGGCAGAATGAGTAATCTAGGTAGGTTTGATGACATAAAAGACGCAGTATCAATGAGACAAGCTGCCGAAGATCAGTATTTGACAAAAGGTATTATAGATTACAAACTACTTACAGGTATGAAGCCTAATCACAGATAGTTATAACCTGTTGGAAAACTTGACAATTACTGTATTTTAAGTGATGACGGAAAACTATAATGCGAGTAAGGTATGTACGTTAATAAGAAACCAAGCATGGTGAATGTTTCGTTGTTATTAGCATTACTAATCTTTACCTTAAGTGTACGTGACTTCGTGTTTATCTTAATACGATATGGGATGTTATTTGTAGCAGTAGCATCACTTGCAGTACCTGTACCGCCCCAGATTTGTTCACCATACATCTGTGTACCCATAGAACCTGTAGCCTCAGTAGATGAAGATATAGTAGCTGTCTTAACAATAGAGTTATTATCTGCGTATATCGTAATAGTAACCGTACCTACAATCTGTCTGAAGTATAGAGTTATATCTACCCAGCGTTTGTATATTTCAAACTCTTTAGCATCAAAAGCTTTAGATACCCAGTAAGCATCAATAGCTGTTCCATTTGAGTTGTATGTACCAGTAGTGATTTCGTACACCTTAGCTTCGTCTTCTGAAGCGAAATAGAGGTGTTTATCTCCTGATGTATCAACAAATTCAGTGAATGCATTAGCCTTTATATGGTCGTTCTGTGACCAGCCTAAGTATCGTCTATCGTAGGTTAATGTAAGGTTGTTAGTAGTAGAACCACCAGATGAGAGAGCCGAGTAGAAGCGGTAGTCAGAAAAGATAGAAGCTACCTTACTTAAGTTATCAGGGTTGATTGTCTGAATAATAGGGTTAATTCGGTTAGAGAGCTCATTAGAACGTATTACATTGTAGTAGTTAGGTTCGTTACCAAGTACATAGAATCCATTGCGTGAGAGGTAGAATACATCGTTCTCTACGCCATCAATAGATTTGTGAGATACACAGCCTGTACTACCACTAATAAGAGATACCGTAGGTACACCAGATGAATCCATAGATAGTTGCCATGTAGTACGTTCCTTGAATATTACAAGTACAGATTGGAACTTAGCAAAGCCAGTTACTTTATCACCATCACCGTCAGCTATATCAATATATTGAGCACCTGTTCCTGCGAATACAGTTGCACCAGGTACACCAGCACTGCTCGAAAGTTCACCCGTAGCGTTCGTGAAGTCACCCCTATCTGTTGCACTTGAGTTATCTGATATGTATACCCTATTAGGTTTAGTTGTTACACCAGATACAATCTGATAGCCATTAAAGTAGATACCAAAAGCACCTGATGGAGCAGTTGTGAGAGCACTGAGAGATAGTGCTGAGTCGAGTACCGCACCTGCTTGGGCGTTATTCCATATATACATCTTCTCTTTACACTGTACGAAGTTTACAGGTTGGTTAGCAGTGAATGTAACACCAGATATTGCAGTCCATGTAGAGCCGTTTAGATACTTCAATTGAGCACCATCTATGGTTAGGAGGTAACGAGTAGAGTTTGTATAAAATGAAGCTAGTCCTTTAGGTGGGTTAGACAAGCCAGTACCTACCGCTGTATAGCCATATGATTTAGATACACATCCAGATTCGACAAATTGTATATTATTTAAATCAGAAGCCTCTGTGTCTTGAATAAGGCTATCTGATACTAGATTATTGAGACCTCTGCCTGGGTTAAGCACCCGAATATCAGGTATATTCTTTGGGCCTTTCTTGGCTGGTATAGTGACCTTTGGCATGGTTATACCCTACCAGTGTAGTGATTGTTCTTCTCCATCACACTTATTGCTCTGCCTACGGGTCTGTTACGTATTTGTTTTTGAACAACCTCTTGGAGTTCTTGTTGAAAGAGGGCTTCATCTTGAGATATATCGGCTAGTGGGTTTTCAGCTTGCTTGTAGTACACCAAAGCACCACGTGCGGCTACCATTGCACTTGGGAAGGTGGTAGAGATTGAAGCATTTACTGATGGGGCTTCTTGGGTATATCGAACAATAAGGTTCGCTACATCATCTTTTGTATTGAGCGTGTAGTCACCTGCTGAACCTGTCAGCCAGTATTTATAATCTCCAGAAACATATTTGTCTTGGTCTTCATAGGGTATTTGTTCGAAGATGTAATCATCGTGACTGCCAGAGTTTACTACTCTTACATCTAGTTCTGGTGATTCACCAATATCAGCTGGCATAGGGCCAGTACCAGACGTTACTGAGACAGTAGCTAATGCCTTAAATTCATCAAACTCAAATGCTCTATAAATACGTTCGAGAGCTCTATCAATAAACCTCTTTCTATCTTCAATACCAGAAGTAGGCACAGTCTGCTCACCTAATAGGTAGCTCATATCTAGGAGTATGTCGTTTTGGTTTATTTGGCTCATATCTAAACTGTAAAGGAATTACAAATTTATATGCGTTCTGGCAAGAAGAATTCTGGTAAGACCTTGTGCATCTTAACAATTATCTTCAATGCAGTTGATTTATCGTGCTGATTCAGTGGGAAGCTTTCAGGGTCAACAACACATAGTAGGTCGTCAATTGACTGTGGAATACGTATAGCTTGTCGCATTGTCTTGTCCTTAGTTTCACCAAACTTTGTATCTATCATTGAGCTGCGTATATCTCTGTTATCTCGAATTGTTAGTAGTACCTCACGAGCAATCTTAGGGTTACGTTTAACAGCTAGGCGTACAGTCTCACGCCATAGCTCACCACCTGAATATTTGTCTACTAAGTTGTCTATCTCTTTAATGAGTGGATTCTCTTTATCCATTTAATATCCTCCCACCAGCCCCGAAACGGAGCTGAGCGGCAATCTACTAAAGTAGAGCTGATGTCTTGAAAGAGCTGTTTTCTGCAAGATATTCGAGGGTAAATTCACCTTCAATCATACCTTTAGTAGCAGAACCAGTCTTAGCAAGGCTTACGTGTTCTGGTTCACGGAAGTAAGCGACACGGAACTTGTCTGGTTGGATACCAATCAAGTCGTAGTTAGTGTCACCAGATACAGTCATGTATCTGTGCAATTTAACTCGCAATACTCCGAAGTCAGACACGTACTGGTCAACAACGTTCACAAGCGTTTTGGTAGGAGCTTCGGTGAAGCGAGTAGTGTTGGCGGTAAAGCCAGAAATACGTCGTTTAAGACGAGCACCAACATAGATGTCAGTAGGTCGTCCACCTTGGTTCCAAGCATTCTGAACATAGTCATTGAGCATAGTTTCACTAAGTGATACGCCAGATTGTGAGGTTGCTACAGTAGTGATAGAGGCTTTTAAGCCAGTCATCGTACGAGTAGCAGAACCTGTACCAGTGGCCAAAGTAGAGCGAAGCAGGTTGAATTCTGCGTCGTTATTCCATTCAGTCATTGCTTTATCCATTTCGTAAGCGTAGCGGTCTTTGAAGCTTGGGTAATTACGTGCTCGTTCAGAGTCACTTACACCAAGGTCGATACGTACGATTTGGGTCTGGTTGGTAACACGTGTTGGGTTCGTTCGGTTTGCATAGGTTGCATCACTACCTTCAACAATTGCCTGAGCAGCAGGAGTTTTAAGAGTGTCAGTTACCCACTCGTGGAGAGTGTTACTGGCAGAGCTTTTTCCTAAGTCTTTTAACAGACTATCTTCTTCAGGAGAGATGTTGGTAATGATGTTTAGTAAGCTTTCCTTACGAGCACCACTATCGTATGAAAATACATTAGCCATGTGTGTTTGCCTTTCGGTTAATTGATACTTTGTTTCGACCTACAAAGCGACTTACATTGGATAAGTCCTATTCTCCAAGTTTGATTTCGCCACTATCCATGAGTGAGCGAAGATACTGTCGTCGAGCGTTTTCGTCACCTGACATAGCTGCTTGTTGCAGGTCTTGGGTGTCGTTCTTGCTTACTGTTGACGATGATTCTAAGGTTGCCGAGTTCTGTACTCGTACATTGTTAGTGGCTTGTTCTACTCCACTTGCCTTAGCAGTATTGATTTTTTTGAAGATTCGGTCTGCAACCTGTTTTGGTGTAGGGTTCTTCTCACCTAGAGAAGCTGCCATTTCACCGAGTCTCGCATTGTTTACCATTCCTCTTAGCTCTTTGTCGGTTGCGATTTCTGGGTAAGCTTTCTCAGCTTGTTGCCATAGTTTCTGTTCTCGGAGCTGTTCTTGTACTGTCCGTTGTGCTTGAGCGTTAGCTTGCTGCACAGCGTTCTGGTAAATAGCGGTAGCAAAGTCGTTAGGGTCTACATTGCCTTGTGCATCTACTGGTAAGGTAGAAAGGTCAATTGGGCTTTGCTGTTGCTGTTGATACTGTGGGTATGTTGGTAAGTCGTCGATAAGGTCATCAACTTCTTCAACTGGAGCTTGTTCAGCTTCTGCCACAGGTTCAGCTACCTGTTCTGTCTGTTGTTCAGGTACTACTTCTTGAGTAGGTTCCTGTACTGGTTCCTGACTTACATCAGGGGTTACTTGTTCTTGTGGTTCTACCTGTGGTTGCTCTACAACTTCAGGTACAACTTCGTTGTTCTGTTCTTCCATCTGTACTCCTTAAGAGACAGTGATAATTACACCATTTCGTCTCATTTGTAACATTTAGGTCATTTGGGTAGGCTATGTGCCTATAGGGTAATAGTAATTTAATTACTTTTTTGTGGAGGGTTTTTGGGCTTTAAATATCCAACAATACAATGCTTGCAAGACATTGCTATGTAATACTCTGTTTCGTCGGTATAATCTGGCTCAAATTCGTGCTTACAATTAGGGTCGTTAATAGGCTTCATATCTTTTTTCTCGATACGTTCAACCTTACCAAACTCACCACTATCACTAGGTGGTAGTGGTTCTACTACTTCTTCATTCGCCGAGTACGTTGATTGCATCTGCTGCCTGTTTCCCATTCTTTAGGATAATGTCCATGCGTGCTTTTACAGCTCGAACACCGTCAATGCGTGAACGATTAGCAATATAATCTTCGTGGTTGAGAGTTGTATCGTTTAAGATAGTGTCTGCAAATTCAGCCAACAAACCATCTATAATCTCATCGATGATTTCCCACTCTGGTTGAGACTTAAGTGCTTCCAACTTGATACTTTTATTAAGTGCCGACTTGTATTTCTCTATATCGTTCATTGCATCATCTCCATTGGGTTAGGTTGTTGAGGAGCTTGTTGAGGCTGTTCAGGTGGCATTTGTTCCATACCTGGTTGCTGCATCATCTGTTCTTCTTGTCCTGCTTGGGCAGCTTGAGCTTTAGCCTGTTCTTCTTCAATTTCTTGAGGGCTGATAATAAGAGAGTCAACTGATTTAATACCAAACTTCTCAGCAGTATCTTCAAACATTTCGTCAAAGTTGAGTGTGAGTGGTTTTGTTCCTGCTACTTGAGCTTGAGCTACACTTGCTTGTTGTAGCTGGAGGGCTTGTTGCACAAAGGCAAGGTAAGAAGTTTTTTGGTCTTCTTTGCTCATAGGTTCCATAGAGGCATCATCTATGCGAAGTTCCATATCACCTTGTAGGTCAGATGGGTTGATTTGAACTGGTCTGTTTGAGTCAGTAAGGGTAAGTGGTTGAGCAATGAACTGTTGGTTGTTAGATAGCCACATCTCACCTACTTGCTTGATAGTCTGCATGAAGTTAGATTTCATAAAGCTAATCATGTCGCCTGCTGCTTGTTGCAGACGAAGAATACCAGTAGCTGTACCCTGTGTCTTATCAGTAGCACTATTCATTGCACCAGTAGCGTATGAGCTTACTGTAGCGTCTTCTATGGCCTTTTCTAAGAACTGGTTTACTATCTGTACTGAGTTAGGGTTAGGCTCTGGCATGTGAGCTGCTTCTGGCTTAGAGCCCCTATAGGTAATCTCACCACCTGGTTGGATAATAAAGTCATTCACATTAGATGTTTCATCAATAAACCATACACCGTCTACAGATAAGTTCCAGTTGTCCATGTAGTGATTGAATGTATCGTTAATAGCACTCTGTAGGCGTTCTGTTAGCTCAAACAGTCCTTCACCCCATATATCGTGTGGGCGTTGTTTGACTACAAACTCTACGAGTGGATACTTACCATGCCAGTAAGGGTTCTTGTGGCAACGTAGTTCAACCCAAGGTGTACTACTTCCGTTCTTACTTCCAGCATCAGCGTAGGTGTAAATCATATCGCCTTCGTAACACTCGTAAATTGCTATTTGGTCGAGAGTCTTATCTGAAGCAATTGGGTCTTGGTCTCCAGTCAGTCTGTTACGAGATTTCTTGTATTGTGCAAACTGGTCAGCTTGAGAGTGTGAGTTTTCTAGCTGGTCGAGGTTATTGTAAATACCCTGTTCTTTTAGTTGGGCTATAGTTTTATATTCTTTAATGATAATCCAAGGAGCATCATATAGGTTAGGAGATGAAGGAGCTGGGTAGAAGTTGAAGATGTTAATAGGAATAAGGTCGTTATAACCTACTTTAGACTCAATTACCTTCTCTTTAGTAAGGTCGACTGTTCCATCGTTGCCTATGATACGCTCATATCTTTGTACAGTTTTGGTAGTCCAAGGAACCTTAGCAAATCCTGAGCCAGTAACTACAGCATCAATAAGTGAAGCTAGTATCTTATCCCTGATAGGTTGGGTAAGTCGTGGGTTATCGTAGTCATATTCAAGCTTTCGTTGCATCTTCTCGGCTTTATCTTTAAGCTGTTGGATACGTTCGTTCTCTGTCTTGTAGTATTCTTCTTTTAGTTGAGGGTCGTTCTCAATTTCTTCTGGTATATCTGGCATAGGTTCTGGGTCTCTTAGAGATACTTCAAAACCAGGCTTTAACCCTACAAACTTAGCTATTAGATTCCATGATTTACCAGCAAGTACAGGAATAAATACCTTACTTCTCCATAAGGCAATGTTTTCGTCGTTGACGTTAGCGTGCATTAAGTCAAACCATTTGGCGAACTTATCAAACATTGGCTCTTGGTTCTTTATTGCAATGCCTAAACGCTCAGCCCATATTTTGGCTTGCTTATCTTTATCTTCTTTGGTAGGTTTCTTACTCATAATTGGTATTGTAGTAGTATTACTAAATTACACTGTTATTTCAAACCTAGAAACTTCCCTACTGTCAGTAGCTTCTTAATAAACGCCCCAAAGCTACCAGATACTGTATGTGCGGTTAATGGTTCATCCCACACGCCTGTAATAGATGGCATAGTAGCGATAGCTGGGGCTACAGGAATACCATCAGCCCAAAGGTCTAAACCACCTAAGTTAACTTGTACTCCTGCTGGGTAGGCAATATTAAAGTCATCTACATAGAAGTAGCGGTTTGTACCTGATGCGTCAGTACCGCCTGTTATCTTCATCGTTACTTGACCGAATGAAGTGCTTGGCGTAAACGTACAGGCTAATTGTTGCCATGAGCCAGCCGTTGCAGTAGCTACGCTTGTTACGGTTGAGGTTTGGTCGTAAGTAACGGTAAGGGTTGGCTTAGTATGTGAGCCAGCGTAATAAGCAGCATTATTTATATATACCCAACAAGTTATGGTCATAGTCTTAGCTGTGATGTCACCTGTAGGGATTGTTTGTTCCCAGTGGACAAGGTTTGTAGCTCCATAAGGAGTAAATCGCATAGCAGAACCACCAGATGTTCTAACGGTTGTGTCGGTTAAACCAGCTTTTGTGCGTTGGATTTCGCCATAAGGCATATAAAAGCTATCGTCATTGGCCACATTGTCGTAGTTTTGGAATGCTAGATATGCTGTATCAACACTATATGTAATTTCATACCCAGGCCAGAACATAGCGGTTATTGTCCCTATATTAAGGTCACGGAACACTATTTGTGGGAGTGTTGAATACCCTGGGTAAACCTGGAACAAATAAGTAACGGCTGAGTTTACACCCACTGAGTTGGTACTAGCTGTGAAGCTACTAGCACTTGCTTGGAATAAAAACATAGCACTGGCTAGATCAATAGTATTATTATTAAAAGTAGCTTGAACGATAGCAGCATCAAACCGTATCGCACAAGGACACCCCCAGATTGTATTGTTGGTAATCGTAACCAATGCCATGCCATACGACTGAATCGCTTGGCCAGAGGAGTTATACATATAGTTATTGGTTATTGTTATCCGTTGGTTTCTGTAGAAGCCACCAACCGAAGTTGAGCACTCCATATAGATGTTGCTATCAAAGGTCATACCACCATCAGGGCCATATGAGGTACTTGCGTAACCAACCCTAAACGAACATACTCGTTGAATTAAGATTGAACCGCCAGACTTATGATTTGTTGACTGGAAAATAGTAGAAGCCCCAAAGGTGTTGCACATTGAGCTATCGGTTATCGTGTAGACCAGCGAAACATTTGCTGAGTCGTCTTGCCATGCAGCTGTACCATTCGTCAAACCGAATTGGATGTTCTCTAACTGTACGCCAGAAACTATTAAGCCGTTTGCCCCGTAAATTTTTACATTACCAGCAGCATTTACTTCACACTTAAAATATATTCCATAACCATTTAACCTAAAAACATGACCACCAGCCTTGCGGGTTGCAGTTAGAATATTAGTATTAACATTTATAGCTGTTCCAGCAATAGTATCAATTGTGAATCCAGCTGTATTAGTTGTAACATTTTGAGCGTTAGCCTTGCATATAACGATTGAGTCACCAACTGACCATCCTGTAGATGTTGAGGTAACTATATCCTGTTGTGCGGTAGCTGCATCAGAGGCTAGTGTTGTGTATGGTACGCTCGGTATTTCACCATATAGATATAGATGTTGCCGCCCTACTACCGCCCCTGTGTCACCGTCATAAAAACCCGTTGCAGTTGTCGTACCTATGGATGCTGATTTAACAATAATATTAGCTTTTTGAGCATAAGGTATAGGCGATGCTGCTGTTCCAGCCCTAAAGCCCGAATGAGCGCCAAGTATGAAATACCCATTTATATTAAGCGTATATGAGGCTGCTGGTGCGTTTGCCCACTCAAACATAGCTACGTTAGCTGGGGTCGGAGTTGATGAAGTACACGCCCAAGCACATACAGAGTTCGTACCACCCGTAAATGCTACCCCTGTGAAGGTAGCATCCATGTCTATAGTTATTTTATCTTTAGCTATTGGCACATCACCAGAAGCGTAAGATACTACGTTATCACACCATGTGGCATAACTTGGGTTGGTAGCATCAGAGGTTTTTAGTTGCCAGTTATTTGTTCCAGCACCTTGTGTAATAGAGAAACGCCAAGTGCTTGCTGCCGTAGTAACTGCGTAAGGTGTGCCAAAAGTGAAAGCAGTTATCCAAGTAGCGTAACTAGAAAGTGCTGCTGAGTTAGTTATTGTTGCTGCTGTTACCGTCACAGAAGTTCTATCAGTCCACACCGTAGCTACGTTTTCTTGCAGTACAACAGTAACAGATTTAGTTATCGTTGATGATGGTGAGGTTAAAGCTAGTACCACTCCTTGACAGTTACCAGCATTAGCAAAAGTTACAGGTATCGTTCGAGTAGAGGTTAAGGCTAACTGAGTAGCACTCATCATACCAAGGTTATGAGCTTCTACACGATAAAACCCACTTGCGGTTGCGAGACTTGTTGCGCCATTAGATATAACTACTGACATTATAGCCCCTTCTCGTAATCTCTTATTGCCTTATTGACCAGATTTGTAAGGTCAGACTTATCACCCAAATCAGTATGTGTTACCAGTTCTGGAATTACTACATTATCATCTTCATCTGCCATGTCCCACTGAACAGTAGATGGTAAATCTGGGTCATCAAGATTAAAATAAGTTTTATTGATTGCTTTCATGCGTATGTTAAACTCGCTCGGTTATCCCAAATATTATTAAAACTAGCATCACCATCAGCCCAAGTAATAATCATTCCCGTTGTTTCATCTATCTTCTGTATCTGCCAGACTGCTGAAGATGTAGCAATTGCAGAACCAGTTAATACAGCCTTACCTATGTAGGTTACATTTGTAGTTGTGGTATCATCTAGGCGAAGATCATAGGTTGAAGAGCTACCGCCATCTCTAACCCATTCAGAACCATTCCAGACGTAAAGATTGACTTTTTTAGCGTCATTCTCATCTGAGTGCTCTAACCGCTCTATTGCTGATACGCCTCTGTGATTCCCTGCCATTATAGTCGCTTGATAGCCTCCGTTATTGCTTGTTTTACATCTACAATTGTTTCAGATTTACAAAATTGCTCGATCTTTTCAATTGGTATTTCGTATATGTAGTCGTTGTATTCAAACTTGATAATAAACTTCTCTATCATAGTGAGTTTAAGAGCTTCTCATTGCTCTCTATTTCCTTTCGTACCCGTACCCATTGGTACAGCTTATTTAAGCGTGTCTCGTTCAACCCTGGGGCTGACATACGGTTCTCAAGCGACTTAATCGCATATAGTATCTCAGCGTTACTCTTACCTTCTCCTTTGAAGTATTCCCAAACAGTAGATAGTTTGCCTGAGTCCTCCTTGGATGGTTCGCCAATATCCATCATTCCAGCTAAGGGCTGAAAGTCTTGTGGCTCTCCTGTAACCTGTTGCTTAACTTCTACATCCATTCTGCCATTCTCTTTAGGTGTAACTACAATTTCATCACTTAATTCACTCATCTGTAAGCTCCTATTGATTTTAATAATATCTCTGTACTGTCATTCCAATCTGCAAAGTGTTCAACTGCTAGATGTTCCCGTATCCACTTCTTACGGCTATCGTTGCCTAGCATGTCTACCATCTGTGAAACAAAGTTATCAGGAGTACAACGCGCACCCTCACGTACAGTCTCAATCAGTGCAGTGTTAGGGTAGAATACTGGCACAACGCCCGCTACTTGAGCCTTAATACCAGTCATACAGAATAGTTCACCCCCGTTGCATGGGTACGCCCATATATCAGAGGTACGATATAACTCACTCATAGTTGCGTCGTCAACCTGCCCAAGATACATAACATTATCTACAAGAGGTAAGTTATCCCCAGAGTATGTCACGATTAGCGTTGCATCTGGATGTTTGGCAAGAATAAATGGCCACATCTCTAGCAGTTCAAACAGTCCTCTATCTGGAGAACTGGAGTACAAACACTGTTTCTTTATCTTCTTTCCTGGGAATATAGAATTACTATCATACCCGTGTGGAACAATCTTAAACCTACCTTCATAGCCTAAGTTATCCACAGCCCACTTGCTTGGTAATATAACTCCATTGAACATTGATGTATCTTTCTGGGCTATATCAAATTCATTAGTTAAGTACCATACACTATCCGACTTACTGGGAAAGTCTAGGTACTTAATGTTTACCTCTACATCACCAGGTTCGTAGTCGCTGTAGTCTTGGTATTCAACACCTTTATAGGTTGTTGGTTGACCATTAAAATAAACGCTTACATCAAACCCTCTTTGTTTTGCGATACTTGCCCATTCACGTATAGATTCTTCTGTGCCTGATAGAAAGATGTCATCTGGTTGCCATCCAGTTTTCCCATAGGTAAAGACTGGGTTACAGACGAATACTACTCTGTTTACAACCCTTTTCATTTTCATAGCTCCGACCAATACCCACCTATGGACATGGGGAGTTTTGTGTTTATACTTTTCTTTTCACTTGGTTTGTATTTGCTCTTAGGTATTACCCGAAAGTCTAGTGATACTCTGGTGTAACCTTCTTTGTTGATTTTGTTCTCGTGTTCTTTGTTAGCACCATCAAACATCAGTATTTCACCGTACTTTACAGGGTAAGGAGTGTCTTCAATCCATAGAGTATTGGTGTTCTTGGTATCAGTGAGTGGTAGCCAGAAGTTAATCTCATCTTTAGAGTGTGAGTAATCACTGTCTTTGTGCTTCTCACCTACAGCTAGGTTATCTGGGAACTGTATACGGAAGCTAGGAATAGCCTGATACACTACTTCTTCGCCCACATACGGCTGGATTACCTCACGAATAAGGTTTTTGTATGATTCATCTATACCAACTAGCGGAAAGTGATGGTAGAAGCGTGTATGAAATGGTGTTTTCTGGTCATTCTCACGGCTAAATACTTCATCTGGCTTCCATATAGTGTGTAATTCCTGTAGATACATCACTTCTGGTAGGTTAAATATCTGTTTTACCTGGTAGTATAGGTCATACATTATTGCTGGGTACTTAATTATTTTTGTTTCCATCAGTCAACCTCATTCAGTACAGCGAACTTACCAAACATTGCCTCTGCTGCTACATTATAGGCAAGTGCTGCCTCTTCTTTAGTTTGATAGTAGCCAAGGTTGAAGCCTTTACCACGATGGATAGCTGCTCTCCATTTCTTTGTGGGCTTATACCAACTCACACCTTTGTAACCAGACTTGTTGGTAGGTAAAGAATGTCTGTTTGCTGCATTTTGAGCAGATGTACAGTACCGTAGGTTTTTTCTACGATTATCTAACTTGTTGCCGTTAAGATGGTCAACAAAGCCATTTTCTTTCATAATCTCTTTATGCAGGAGTATAGATTTATACTTATACTTTCCATCTACTTTACCAATATACTGTTTTCTGTATACATACCCCTTATTTGATTTATACCAGTTCCATTGTGTCAGCCACTTATCATCGCTGCTAATCACTGTATATTCACCATTTGTTAGTTTTACCTTCATAATCCTCCTTCTAGTCAACTCGACCATATTTGTTTAAATACACTTCTTTCCCCTTCACAAAGTCTTCGTGGTTTGGGAACTCTATATCATTCGTAGCTCTACCGATATGCTCAACCAATGCACCGTGATACTTGCCGATAGTAAAGCCAGCTTCTTTTGCACGGTTGTAGTAATCTTTGTCTTCAAACGAACCTAGAGAGAAGCTATCGTCTAGTCCGCCAAGGGTTTTGTATACTTCACGCTTCATTGCCCAGAGAGAACCAAAATAATCACCCTCCGTATACTTATCTTCGGTCTCCCAACCATCGCTATCAGTGACTCTAATAGAGGCTATATCGTAGCGTTTGAGCCCTTTTAGCAAGCCTTTTAGCCATCCTGGATAGAAAGTAATGTCGTTGTTCGCAATGATTAAAACGTCGCCTGAAGCCTCTAATAAGCCCGTATTAACCGCTTTGGGGAATCTACCATTCTTGCTTCTTCTAATGTTAGTAACACCATCAAACGTGTGTTCTACTGGTGAGTTATCATCTACTACAATAATCTCGTCGGGCTTCTCGTCACCCATAGAGTTAAGACAGTTGGCTGTCATCTTAACGAAGTCATCGTCAATGTAATACGCTGGAATAACCATTGATATTTTCATTTCAGTAGCTCCACTGATAAGTTCTCTGGTACATCTAGGTGTTTGGTCATGTTCTGAATAACCGTGAAGCCCAATGGCTCACAGATACGCTTCAACCGTTTCAAGGTGAAGCCCGTGACGTGCTTACTACCAGCGTGGTCTAGTGCGTCTTCATATCTCCCAGTATCCCAGTGACGATAGTACTCACCCCAGATATGACGTAGCCATTTGTCTTCAATGTCGCCACTCATTGCTATCTCTTGAGCAGCATATTCGATGTCGGGACATTCTATTAGTGCAGACTTGCCTGGCTTAAGTACCCGATACATCTCTTTAAACATATCTTCTGTTTTGTTATAGGGTATGTGTTCTATTACCTGATAGGCCCGTATCTCACTTACAGTATTATCTTTGTAAGGAAGTTCACATATATCTGCACGTACGTCTGCTGTTTCGTCGTACTTATCTACTGATATAAAGCCACCAAACTTACTATCACCACTACCAAGGTTTAATCTTATTTCGTCTTCCATATCATCTCCTTATATTTATCTGTGTTATATATCAATTCAGCTGGGAACGTATTATCTATAGGTACAAACTCAAACTTATGGTCTTCTCTCCCAAATATGTCCTTACCTGCCTTGATATTCTTCTCCAGGTTAGCTTTCACATCTTCTGTATCGTTCTCTGCGTGTGAATAGGCCGCTAGTTTCTCTTTGATACGGTCTATACCGCCCAAGTATGAGAAATGCCAGCCTGCACCAGGTATAGTTGGGAAGCTATGTCTGCTTTCCCATGCGTTATGTAGGTTTGCAAAGGAGTTTGTAGGTAGAACAATAGGCATAGGATGGTCTGGTTTGTCTCCTACATCTTTACCATTGAAGTAATAGTAGTAGTTTTGCAGTGATAAACAGGTTGGTTCAGTGAATTGAGCTGCATTGTCGTAGAACATAGTGTCTACAATCTCATCTACACACTCGAAAAATAGTATTCCTTCGTATGCTTTGGCTATCTCACCTGCAAGTTTGCGTTGTAATGCCTCGTTATCCCATCTGCTACCTGGGTTCTCTAGGAGTGGTACGATATGGTGTTCTACTTTATCTCGTTTAATGTTGAACTTTGACTTATATGGTCTGCCATCGTAGGTTCTATCACCTTCAATTACGATTATCTTGTCTACATGGTCGTATACATGATTGATATGGAACTCAAGCATCTCTGGCTCGTTGTAATAGGTAAACATATCGATAATCATTGGAAGAACCTCACGTGCTCGTCACGCTTGCGTGGGCGTAACTTCTTAACTTTCTTGTGTAGCTCGTCATAGAAGTTCCATGCTAGGTACACAATAGTTAGTGGTTCGTCGTATGTAGCTAGTTCTTCAAGTGATACCACAGGTATGTCAGTTCCTGGTATGTTGTAACCCCATTTGAGTTTAGCTTCATCAGCTACTACCTCTGGTTTAAGTCCTGTAGCGTTAAGAAACACCACACCCTTAGCAGCTGCACCTACGGCTACCATACGATGTTTAGGCTTGAAGGTCTTAGCCTGTTCTATTACTTCTTGAGCGATTTCAGTGTACCCAGCAAAGTATCCTTTTGAGTAGTTGTGTTTGACTGTAAACAGGTATGAGCCGCCGTGTATAGGCTGGTATTCAACACTGAATAGGCGTAGATTCGCACGGTTAAGTAACCTTCTCATTGACTCTATTGAGAAGTAGCTGTGATGTTCATGGTATGTTGTGTCGAATTGGCCGTTAAATAACTGAAAAGCCTGTGATGTCATAATGTAGGCTACACCATCTATATCTAGGTTCTCTCGTATACCTTTCACTATGCTAAGTGGATTAGGTGTGTGAGCTACTACATTAAACGCAGTGATAGTTTCAAACTTACCTAACTTAGTCTTCTCACCAAAGAAGTCACATACTGTAGGAATATCATCTGGTATTAGGTTCTTAGCTGGGTCTATACCTTGTACTTCACACCCTACTGCTTTGCAAGAGCGTAGAAACGTACCATCATTACTTGCTATATCTAGTACGCTACCGACAGCATGTTTCTCAGCAAAGTCATCAAACCAATCCTTAAGGGTCTGGCTTGTACCGCTCTCGTACAGGTAATGTGAGTAGAGTTTCTTAGGACTCACTGAGTACGTGAGTTGCATGTGCCCACAGTCGTAACATCCATTAGTAGCTAGTGGGTACTTCTTAGTTTCTCCATAGTTATTAGCAAGTGGTTGCTTACCCAAGTCTAAGACAAGGTGTAAGTTCTTACTGCCGCAGGCTAAACATCGTTTGAGCTTCATACTCTCACCACGGTTGTATCTGGTTCACGCTCTAGGCTCAATAGAATAGAGTCCACAGTATCGTGAAACTTAAACTTATAGGCTTCTTCAAACTTCGTAGTATCAATGTTGAATACATAGTGAGGAGTATCTGGGTTCTGTATTACCTCACCACCAAATCGTTTCACTACTGCATTAGCCATATCGCCTACAGTTGATGAGAAGCTGGCTAGGTTATATATACCTCGCTTGTCTTCTTTGTCCTCTACAATTGCTGTAATAGCTCTACAGAGGTCGTGTATACCGAGAATAGGGCGGGATAGGTCTTTGTTAGATATGTGGATATAACCGTTCTCTTTAACATCATTAACCATCTTATTCATCATCACATCTACCCGTAGTACATCAGAGAAGCCATTAACAGTAGCAAAGCGGAGTCCATAGGTTTCTTTACCTGATAGTTTAGCTAGGTTGTCTATAGTGTGCTTGGTTAAGTCGTACATACCACCACAGTTGAATTGGTTACAGCTCTCATCTACGCTATCTGCTATCTTGTTGTATACCGAGCCACTACTGGCATATATCAAGCGTTGGTCGTCTCGCAACCTACCGAGTATCTCTGTAAAGTATGTGACGTTGTTATCCCATGCACCCTCTGGGTCGTTCTGACACATAGCCACACTTGAGTGACCAGCTAAGAGGATAATGGTATCGTAATCAGCTTCGTTATACTTATCGTGTCTACCTACTACCTTACAAGGAATACATTTAGCCAACTCAGTACCTATGTATCCGTAGCCACCTATAATAAGTGTTTTTGCCATTGCTCTGCTACCTCTCCCCAGTAAGCATTTGGTACTGGTTGAACTTCCATATCGTCTTGTAATGCTTCTACCATTGCGTCTACAAACTCTTTTCGCTTCTCGGTATTAGTAGATATGTCAGTACATTTGACAGTATATTTATTGTTTACGACAGTTTCTGCAAGTGCATAGCAGCCTGTTGTTACTGGTATACAACCAGCTTCCTGGGCTTTCAGGGCAGTGATACAGTGAATCTCATTAAACTCTGTTGGGTAGGCCCATACGTCAGCTTCCTTGAACTTCTGAGCAAGTACCTCGTGTGATACTCTACCGTGCTCTGTAACGCCTAAGTCTTCTAGGTTGCTTAACATGCGTATAACATTCCACTTCCATTTCATTTGGTCTGGGTTTGTCTTGTGTACCATGTCAAAGCTGTTCCAGCCATAAAAAACATTTAATTCACAGTCAGGAACTTGTTTTCTAATATCAGGCCACAATTCAAGAAGCGTAACCAAACCTCGGTCATAAGACGATGCGTATATAACTGATTTACTTTTTGCCATTTCTAACCCCCATTCCATAGTCGTAATTTAGATGACAACTTCTACATAGTCTTAGCCAGTCTTCAATATCTCTTTTGTATTGTTGACTTTTGTTTGCCCACTCTGTTTTCTTATCTGTACTACCACAATGCTCACACTTAGGTGGCCTACCCAGTCTGCGAATAACCCAACTATGAAGGGCGTCAATGCCTACATTGTCACCTTTCCAATTACCGTGCTTTTTACCTACATTTATACTCTTGCCTTTGTTTGATAACCCTAGTAATCTTGTTTTTTCTATTCGTTTTGGATTTCTAGCGTTCTCTAATACAATCTCGTGTTTTCGTTTGGGTAGGCATACATCACAAAACTTTCTCCTCTTGTATCCGTAGCCTTGGTATTCAAAAGTACCTGAGCAGGTTTCGCAGGTTATTGATACTAGTTTTTTCTTACTCACCGTTCACCTCCTGTAGTTCTCCATCATCATCTATATCTGTAGCGTGGTACTTGAGTGATTGTTTAGAAGTGATAAATGGTAACTCACGGAATGCTATATCACCATCTAAGAGAATGAATAGCTTCTTCCTAAGCACACCCTTAATTACTACTGGCTCACCTGACGGTAGTTGTAATACTCTCATCTAAAATTGCTCCTTTACGATGCCGTTACCAACAACGACAAACTTTTTAGTTTTTGTATCAGGAAATAGCTCTCTGTGGTAGTTAGACTTCACAAAGAACAGGTCAATGTAATCACTGGCTGATTTGACTCGTTTAGCTTCAATAGCGTCATGCAGGTCTACGACAACCTTGCGAGCTTTGATACCCTTAGCGTTCTCTGGGGCTCTCCATGCTACAAACACATCAAAGGTATCGTTAGGGTTCATAGTAGTCCATGGTTTGTAGGTAACACAGTATATGTCTTCTTTTTGGGTATGCACTGCTGCTCTATCCAGATAGTCTTCATCTCTCTCGTTATACACGGTTACATCCCAACCAAGTTTCGCTAACTCACGTGATAGATATACGATAGCTTCTTCACTACCGCCCATACCTTGGTCGAGGGTATCTGCACCCCATACATCAGTACCACCACCACAGAAGAATACAATTGATTTGTTGGCCCACTTCTTAGGTGGGATATGCTTTGCACGTATCTCGTTGAGTCTAGGGTCACTAAATAGCTCACCTGGTAAGGATTGAAGGAGCTTAACTACATCACCACCATTCTCGGCGTTAAACATAGATAGCCATTCAACTAACTCAATAGCTTTAGTTTCTAGGTAGCTATACTCTACAGGCTTGTATATTCTGTTAGCTTCTACATTGTTAGGAGATAGTTCTAAGATGTCTTTGAGGGTTAGGAATGCTTCTTTAGGATTGCCTAGCTTCATATAGGCAAATACACCTAGTGTCATTGCACGTACCTTCTGGTTAGGGTCTACAACTGACATTGTTTTAGGTTGTTTGCGTATAGCTGAACTCTTAAGCCATTCAATCACTTCTTCATAGCGTTCTTGTGTGTAAGCTATCTGTACTTTAATGTAGTAGGCTTCTGGGTAATCAGGTAGCAAGTCAATGGCTGCATTCGCTGCTGCGTTAGCCTTAGGTAGATTGCCAGTAAGAAGATGTGCTTCTGCTATCTTGCACCAACTACGGTACTGTTCTTCTGGCCAACCAGATGTATTGATGTGTTCTAGGAGTAGTTCTACAGCCTTGTCGTAATCTTTGGTTATAAAGTAGCTTAAACCTAAGTAATGCGTAATACGTGGGTCTCTTGGCTCTTTGTTGTACTCTTTGAGGAGTATCTTGTGGTTACGTTCAGCACTGGCTGGTACTTCATCTACGCTTTTGTTGTGTTTGATTACCATACTGTCAATGCGGTCAAACTGTGGCACACCCTCACTGACAAGAGATTCGTGAATAGAACCTTTCCATACGAATGGATGAGACCGTCGTATAATACGTTCTCTCTCTTGCCATGCTACACATTCACCCTCGTCGTTTTGCATATAGTTATATGGAAGGAATACTGCATCTATCTTGGCTTGTTCCATCTGTTGAACTATTACAGGTATTTGCTCTGGGTTAAGCACCGTATCATCTGAATCTAACCAGATATAGAAGTCTGTTTGTACTTGCTTTAAGTTGTAGTTACGGGCGGCTGCAAAGTCATCTTTCCAACTGAAGTAACTCCAATCTACCTTATCGTTATCTATAGCGTGAAAGTCTTTCTCACGTTCCTTAGAGGTTACTGTGATGTATGCTTTATCTATGTACGGGTCAATGTCTCGTAGTATCTTGGCTACTTGCTCAACCTCATCCTTCACAATCATTGATAGTCCTATTTTCATTCTGTTTCCTTTCTCAAAGGGTTACGTAATTCTTTTGCTACTTTGTGTGAGCATGAAGCATATTGTTTGGCTATAACCTCTGCTACTCCGTTCTCGTAATCTGATACATACTGTTTACGGCTATCATCATCTATAAAGAATAGAGCGTGTCTGTTGGGGTTCTCTGTCTCTACTGGGCCTAGTAATGTCATACCTTGGTACAGTAGGTATGCTGCTTCTCCTAAATCTGATGTCTTGTAATATTTCATGATAGTAACCTCCCTGTGTATTTATCGTAATGTTTCTCTCTTTTAATCTTTACTGGCTGTTCATCTCGTATTGATTGAGCGAGGTATCTAACCATATCTGCTCCGTGACTAGACCAATCGTGCTCAGGATGGTCTTTGTATATCTTTCGCTTCTCGTCGTATGATTTGTGGTAATTCTTGAGTGCTGCAATGAGTAGTTCAGTCTTATCCTCATCAAAGTACATACGTGGGAGTATGCTTCTTGTTGCTTCTATTCCGTCTTCTATAGATTGTCTTGGTACTACTTGGAAGTTAATACCATGCTCTCTGGCTATTTCTAGTCGAGAACGACCACTACCAAGCTCTCTTACTTCTATATCGTGTGGAGCGTAATGTGTGCCGTATGAATAGCCCTTAGAGTTCAATACACTGGCGTAGTGAGGTATACCCTCACCAGAGGTCTCGTAATAATCAATTAAGCGTATCTCTAAGCCTACCTGCTGTACGAAACCAATAGCAGTAGCATCTCCTATACCTAAATCCCACCACGTATGTACAGGAATCATTGGGTCATAAGGAACTTTAGTAATTCGACCTTCCTTCTCAAGTCTCTGCATGTGTGAGCCATAGTAACTACCAATCACGGGAGCACTAAACGAACACATGTACTCTTGGTCAAAAAGAGCCTGGCCTTCATCATCTCCATGTTCTTGTTTAAGCTCGTGGAGTTCTTCATTGAGTTGTTCTTTAGTGAATACTCCTGTCTCATCTGCTTTACGAAGTTCTACAAACCAGTTATCACGTTTTAATGCTGCTTCGTATAACGTCTTGCCGTGATTGTCTCCACGTGGGGTATAGTTGAATATTGCAAACCCACCATTCTCTTGAAGAATAGGTCTAAGGAACGACCATGCTTTAGGGTCTTGTAGTGCGTACTCAGAGAACACACAACCAACAGGGTTAGTACCTACTACAGAATCAATGTTATCCGTACCAACTATCTGTATGATTGAGCCATTGATGAGCTCTACTAACATGTCTGTTGAGTCTTTACGTCTAATAAGCTCTTGGGGTATATGGTTGATGAATTTAAACCCATCTTTATCCATACCATTCCAAATAATCTTTTTACCTTGTTTATAGGTTGGGAATAAGTAGTAATATGTTCCTACTCTCTCCATAGCTTTCTTTGAAATGATATTGATTAGAGACTTATCTTTACCTGCACGCCTATGCCATATAACGACTGCTCTAGTAAATCCATTATCAATAGCTTTAAACAATGGTTGCTGATAACTTCTCGGAGTAAAGTTATACGGTAGTGTTATCGTCGGCATAACTAATAATCTTTACTGTTATATCTTGCTTGCTATCTTGTTCAATACGCTCTTTAGGTTTACCGACTGTTCTATCTAATATATCTTTGGCGGCTGAGATACGGTCACTGGGCTTATTGTCTTTGTTTTGGGCTATTTCGGTTATTACGCTTTTAGCCATTTCTACGTGTTTATCTAGGTATACTATAATTTCAGGTTTTTTCAAGTTTTCTTCAGCGATGCTTGCAGCGGTCTGGTAGTCTTCTGTGTCATACGCAGCAAGGGCAGATTTTGTACCATTTCCTGTCTCTAGGTACTTATCTGCGAACTTCTTTTGTTTAGGCGTTAGTTTACCCTTAGCCATTACTGTTCACCTTGAGATACTTTATTGCTGATTTCAGCACTTCAGTATCATCTTTAAATAAACCCAAACCCATATTGCAACTACTACAGAGTATTCCTCTTACTTTGTTGGTATTGTGACAATGGTCAATATGATAAGTACTTAGTTCTATTAAACATATTGCACATTTATTTGATTGTTTATTTAGTAGCTCCATTACTCCCTCGGGTGTCAGGTTGTAACGAGTTTTTAGTCTGTTTCTTTTTAGCCTATCAATACATTGCTGAGATTGCCTATATTTCTTTTCTGCTAATTTACCAGCTTCTGACTTCTTGTAATCAGCTCTCCTTGCTCTGTATTTTGCATTGCGAACCTTTGCCCTTGCTTTTACCTCTGGTCTAGCAAAGTATTCTTTGTTATAGGCTGCAATTTGCTCTTTTGTCTTAGCCATTTTCCCTCTTGTCATTTGTTAAAGAACTCATCACACCAAGGGGCAAGATTAAATACACTAAGACGCTTAAATCATTAGTAAATAATCTCGAGGAAGATTTTCTTACCCCAAATAGAAAGGCCACAACTATTTTGGTTGTGGTTGGGAGTTTGTAATTAAACTATCCCCTCAGAGTGACGAGTGGAACAAAACTTTAACTACATTATATCAAATTGGTTGGCTTACTGTCAATACAAAAAACCACCCGTGATAGGTGGTTGTTTGCTTGTCTGGCGACACGAGCATTTGCTGCACGTTTGTATTATATCATATTATATTTTTGGTTTGGTTGTATGATGCCAACAGGCACAGTAAGGACACTCGTAAACTCTAGGTTTCACACCATAAACTTTTTTTCTGCGTCTTGCCGCTTCTTGAGCAGTCTTTTTAGTATAGAAAAACTTTTTACGAGTACACATAAAGTAGCGAGTTGCAGTCTCCATCTATTCTCCTTTCTCTAGTTGTTTAATTCTGTCTGCTATATACTGTTCAAATGTATGTCTTACTGGTAGTGTTGCTACACCGCACATTATTTCTAATTCCTCTACCCTAGCCTTATGTATTTCTTTATCTAGTAGGGTAAGGATTTGGTCTACTAGTAAATCAGTATCAGGTATGCCAAAATCTTCATAAGGCATATTATCTAATATATCTTCTATTTCTTCTCGTAAGTTACTCATTTTTTATTCTCAATAGATTTATAGACTTTTTTTAATATTTTTAAGGCTTCTTTAAGTTGTGCTGATTTAGGCTCGCAATCTGATACCATAAAATATTGTGAATATCCTTTGAATTGAACTGTTACAACTAATGTGTCTGGAGCTACATTAGTAGCTAATGGTTGTGTCATTACTATAGTCTTACTCATTGCTTGGTTTCCTTTGCTTCTAGTACAAATCGTTTTTTGTATTCATTAACAACAAAGTCAGCCCAACCAATTGCTACCTCTTTGCTAGTAGAATTAGAAGAGCTTATATAAGCCTCAACAGCTCTAATCCAAACTTCTCTTGGTTCTAGTATATCTTTCATCTTTATTTACCTCTCAAAGCTAATTGATGTTGTTTTACAGATATTTTACTTGCTACTGTAGTCTTTAATGTTCCTTGTGGTAGCGAGTTATATAGCTGTATAAGGTCAGTCATATCTAGCTTCATTAGATAAGCATATTGGTCGTAGTTTGGTATATTCATTCTATTTACCTCTATAGTTAGTGTTAATAGCTAGTTAATCTGTCCATATCTCTTTGAGGTGGCATAGCTGATTTAGGGTTAACGTGCCAACGTATAATCTCAAGGTAATCTTTGTTAATCTCTACTAGAAGTTTTTTATCTTCCAGTACCTGAAATTGGTTTGCTTCCTCTTTATCTCGGTATTTTCTGTTCTCACTCGATAAGTCATCAATTCTATTTTCGAGATAATCTATTCTTTCTTGTAATTCTTTCTTAGTCATTACTTCCTCCTCTATAGTTAGTGTTCATAGCTCTTTTAAGTCTTTCAGTGCCTTAGTAAGCTCTGGAGTAACTTTGTATTCTTTACCGCCGATGTTTACGGTTTTAAGTCTGTCGGTTGTAAAGTCAGTTATACCTGTAATGCCAGTAAATATTTCACCATCAAAGTGAGGCAAATCTAAGATAGCCTGTCGGTCTTTAGCACTAGCTTCTTCCCACCAATTAGCCCACGCTTCTTCGTAAGTGTAGTATTTTAGATAACCACCAATTTCTTTCCAGACACTAGAGTTGGATTTTTCCTCTTTGGTCATATCTTCTTTATCTACCCATTTGGTGATTTGGATTTTAATATCTGGTAGTGAGTCTCTAGCTTCGTTCCATTCTTTTTCAGTAACTTGTGTATTAAATATTTGATTATTCTTTTGGTAGCCAGCACCTTTGCTTGCTCTGCCACTATCACCTAAACAAAATAGCATTCGTTCTGACATTCTAAGCCATTTTGAGTAGTTGCAGGAGTTGCAGGAGTAGCAGGAGTTGCAGGAGTCGCAGTAGTTGCAGGAGTCGCAGTAGTTGCAGGAGTAGCAGGAGTTGCAGGAGTTGCAGGAGTAGCAGTAGTCGCAGTAGTTGCAGGAGTAGCAGTAGTT